TGGCAGCAAAATCCGACGAGTGAAACTACAGCTATACTCAAACGTGAGTGGTGGAATAAATGGGATAAAGAAGATATCCCTAAATTAAGTTATGTAATGCAATCATATGATACTGCGTACAGTAAAAAAGAAAATGCTGATTATAGTGCGATAACTACATGGGGTGTATTTTATCCTGTGGAGGGAGAACCACCAAACATTATTCTATGTGATGCGCGGCGTGGCCGATGGGATTTTCCAGAGTTAAAACGTATAGCTAAAGAAGAATATGATTATTGGGAGCCAGAATGTGTGATTATTGAAGCAAAAGCCAGTGGTATGCCGCTGACGCAAGAACTGCGTAGTATGGGTATTCCAGTGCAGAATTATTCACCAAGCAGAGGTAATGATAAATTTACTCGAGTGAACTCCATTGCGCCAATCCTAGAAAGTGGTTTAGTATGGGCTCCAGATACTAGATGGGCAGAGGAAGTGATAGAGGAGTGTGCATCATTTCCGGTTGGCGAAAATGATGATTTTGTTGATACAGTAACACAGGCTCTCCGACGTTTCCGCGAAGGTGGGTTTATACAGCACCCAGAGGATTATAACGATTATGTCGATTCACCACCAAGAAGTAATGCCTATTACGGCTAGGGTAGAAGAGTTAAAGCAGCTGATACAAGAAGTTCTTGATGAGGTAAAAAAAGTAGATCGGCCTAAATTGCGTTTGATACAGGGAGGTAAGTCAAGTGGCAGTAAAAAAGAATCCCTTTAATAATATTGAACGCGAAATGACATTGGTTGGTAATCCTTTGCCAGATGATGAGTTAGAAATAGAACTACCCACCGCTGCCCCCGAACCATCATTCGATGGTATGGAAATGTCTACATTAGAAGATGGCTCTGTAGAGTTTGCTGAACCTGAAGATGAAGATAAAGGTGAAGCAAAATTTATGGATAACCTTGCTGAGTTTATTGATGAGGATGAACTTACTGGTATATCTAGTATGGTGCTGGAAAAAGTAGATGAAGATAAAGCATCGCGCAGTGAATGGTTGAGTACATATACAAAAGGTTTAAATCTACTTGGTATAAAGTATGATAACCGTACAGAACCCTTTCAAGGGGCTACAGGTGTAATACACCCTATGTTGAATGAGGCTGTTAGCCAGTTCCAAGCACAAGCATATAAAGAATTATTACCGCCGAGCGGTCCTGTCCGCACACAAGTCTTGGGTGATACAACTGCTGAACTGGAAAAACAGTCAGAACGTATTAAACAAGAGATGAATTATCAAATACTGCACATTATGGAGGAGTATGATTCTGAGTTTGACCAGATGTTATACTACTTAGGGCTATGTGGTAGTGCATTTAAGAAAATTTATCCTGATCCGCAGCTTGGCAGACAGGTAAGTAAGTTTGTACAAGCCGAAGATTTGCTTGTGCCGTACAGTGCAACTGATCTTGCAAGTGCAGAACGTGCTACTCACATCATCCGCATGACCGAAAATGAGTTACGCAAGCAGCAAGTTAATGGTTTTTACCGCGATCTTGAGATTTCTGCTGGTGAAGGTGAGTATGATGAGCTGAAAGAGACTAAAGAAGAGCTTGCTGGTGTAGAAAAGCAGGGTACTTATGAAGAAATTACGTTATATGAGTGCCATTGCTTCTTGGATTTGGCAGATTTTGCTGATAAAGATGCAGATGGTGAGGAAACAGGTATAAAATTACCGTATATTGTTACAGTTTCAGCTGATTCTGGCGAAGTTTTGTCTATTTATCGTAATTATACGGAAACAGACCCGATGAAGCGTAAAAAACAGTTCTTTATTCATTATATGTTCACTCCAGGATTAGGTTTTTATGGCAATGGCTTAATTCACTTACTAGGTAATTTATCGCGTACAGCTACAGCTAACCTACGACAGCTTATAGATGCTGGTACTTTATCAAATATGCCAGCAGGATTTAAAGCTAGAGGTTTGCGTATCCGAGATGATGACCAGCCACTACAACCTGGAGAGTGGCGAGATGTCGATGTTGTTGGAACGGAGCTACGCGGCTCACTCTTACCTTTGCCCTACAAAGAGCCGAGCGCGACTCTGTTCCAGCTGCTTGGTTTTGTAGTTCAGGCAGCGCAAAAATTTGTAGGCACAACAGATATAGGTACAGGTAACATACAGAATACCGAAATGCCTGTGGGGACAACAGTTGCATTGATGGAACGTGGTAGCCGTATTATGTCTGCTGTCCATAAGCGTTTATACAACGCTATGAAGCAAGAATTTAAATTGCTTGCAGAAATTATTGGTACAGATGGCAGTGATTATTCATACAATGTCACAGGTAATCAGCCTGGATTAAAAGCTAGTGATTTTGATGGTCGAGTCGATATTGTTCCTGTAGCTAATCCTAATATATTTAGTATGTCACAGCGTGTAAGTTTAGCCAGTGAGCAATTAAAATTGGCACAAGCTAATCCACAAATGCACAATGTTTATGAAGCATATCGCAGAATGTATAGTGCGTTAGGTGTGGATAATATTGAACAAATATTAACGCCACCACAACAACCACAGCCGACCAATGCTATTACCGAGAATGGTCAATTACAAATGGCGTTAGCTGGGAAGCAACAATTAAAGGCATTCCCACAACAAAACCATGATGCTCATATACAATCACATTTAGCCTTTATGAATAGTATAGTCGTGAAAGGTAATCCTGCTGCGATGCAGATTTTACAGACGCATATTTTTGAACATCTAACATTAAAGGCACAGATGGTTGCACAGCAACAAATCATGAATATGCAAAACTCAGGTCAGCAAATGCCACCTGAAGCTATGCAAAATATGATAGATCAAGTTGAAGCACAGTTAGTAACAGAGTATTTACAACAAGAAGCACAATTATTAGCCGCGCAACAAAAAGATCCGCTTGTAGAACTGAAGCAACAAGAGCTTGCACTACGGCAACAAGACCAAATGCAAGATGCTCGTCAAGATCAAATGGAGCTTGAGTTTAATAAACAGAAAGCTAATGAACAAGCTGCTATCCAACGTGAGCGTATTGGTAGTACAGAAGATATCGCAGCTATGCGAGCACAGATAGCCCTAGAACGTACAGCTAATAGGAGGGGATAATGCGTCGTGGTCCAGATATGGGAGCCAATGTAGGCGATAAAGATTTTGGTCCTACTGGCAAAACGGGAGGCAACGTCGGTGGCTCTGACGCAGATGAAGTGGGCGATGCTCTTGCTGAATCTAAAGCTGCTGGATTTGGAACGGATGATGGTCCTAGCTATCAAGAGGTACAGGCTGCGATAAATGCAGCCAAAAAGTCAGGCAAAAGTCTAGGTGTTTTTACATCAGACGATTATAGAGATGGTATATTGCAAGACCAGAAAGGTATTTTAGGTGTTATCGGATACGATGAGAAAAAAAGTTTTTTCGATAATGTAATCGATATGGTCGTCCCAGGACGAAATACTCCGTTAGGTATTGGAACAGCTTTCGTTAAAGGACTTTCAATCCCACAACAAGTAGCACTTGGTATTGCTAACACAATAGTTGGTAAGCAAATGAATCAACCTAAAGCACCAACTGAAACTGCTTTATCAGAGTCTATTATCGGTAAAGATAGTATTGTGGGAGAGTTAGGAAATATGCCGCAGACAGGTATAGCGAGCGGTGTGCCTGTTCAAGAAACAAGGCAAGATATAAGAGACAGACTAGCACCCGCACCCGAACCATCACAACAGCAACAGGCTATCGATGCTATTAATGATATGATAAATCAACAATCGCAAAGTAATCTTTCTACTCCTAAAAATACCTTAGATCAAGATCGTGTCATGGAAGCTCTTACAAAGGGGACTGGAACACCTTTGCCTGATGCCGCTTACCAAATAGCCGATACAGGTTATTTAAGCCAAGTTCAGTCAGGATTGCAAAAATTAGCTGATAATATTGTATCAGTTCCTGGCGGTTACATGGATACAAAAACAGGTAGAACATTTTCAGGTGATTACAAAAGAAATGCACCAGCAAGAACGTTTACTGGTACACAAAAACAAAGTGTGACACCGTTCAGTCTTGAGGCTTTACAACAAAATTTATTTGGTAGTTAGGAGACGATAATGGCAAAAGATAAAGATGTTGATGTAAAAGAAATACCAATGGATCCTGACCAAGAACTAAGGGAAATGTTCTTTGATGGTAACTATGATGAGACTATGTCATTCGAAGAATTTAAAGCTAGAGGTATTGGTAGACGTGCGGATGGGTCACCACCTCAAGGTGAAAGGGCAATGATGCGTAAATCACGCGGTGGTCGTTCTGCAGTGCAAGGTACAAAATTTAGAGGCGTAAGGTAATATGCCACAGAAAAAACTACAAAAAGATAGTGCTTACTCTCACATGGATAAAAACAATGATGACATTTTGTGTGATGATGAGATTGCTATGGCCTTGGAGTTCAAACGTAGAGAACTAGAAGATGCTGATGCTAGGCGAGATAGCATGAGATATATGACATGGTTTGCCTTGTTTGGGACGTTAAACTACCCAGCCGCTATATTGATTACTGCCATGCTCGGATATGATAATGCTGCAACTATGATTACTGATATTGCTCCTACTTATTTTGTGGCAAACAGCGCACTCGTTGCAGCTTATTTCGGAGCAAATGCTTACGCAGACAAAAAAGCTAAAGAATGATTAACGCCCATCATACTGTTGAACCATTGTTCATACTTGTCATAAGTATGTGGGGTTTTAATGGTAATGAGTGGCAGTACATTGGTAATCAAGTTGCTCTGCAACAACCCATGACCGAGTCTCAGTGTGAATATCTGATAGCTGAAGACATGTGGCAAGCCACTTACAAAAATGAATATTATCGCATGATGGCACATTGTTTTCCTACTGAGTGTGCAGGAAAGGACAAGTGTGA